AAGGACAGGGTAAGTGCGGTTGGGCATTAGTTCTGTTCTTGAAGTTAATTGTGGGATTTAGTGGGTATAAGTGGTTATCCTAATCCTCGCGCAAGCTTCGGCACGGCGCCAACACGCAGCGAAAATCAGGGAGCCAGAGGGAGTGAGGCGCCGCTTAAGCGGTTAAGCTGCCCGCCGACAACTGGAGGTCTGGGCCTGAAGAAACTCCTCTAGGAGATACCCTGCCTCTGCTGCTTCCAGTAGGGTCTCCCCGTTACATATCATACACTCGCCATCGGCATTGTCCATGATGTACTCTTGGTAGTCATCGAACTGGTCTTCTGTCATATCGTTTATAAACATACTTTCTCTCATTAGATTCTATACAGTGATCATGACATACTTGCTAGCAGATGTCAACACTTATCTGCGGCTATCGGCACTTAAATATCACACTTATCTGCATATACAACTAAATGAAAATAACGCTTGACAACTGCCGCTATTAGTGTTATACTAGCGTTGTCGCTTTAAAGGAAAGAACTAATTGCTGCTATAGCTACACTGCTGCTGACAGAGAGCAACAATTAAACATACAATTCCATCCAATTAAATCGTAAGCCACTGATTCGTAAGGGATTAAAAGATCAATTAACCCTTGACATTTGGTCGGTTATGTGTCATGATCACTATGTAATCGAGATGAGAGATAGAGAGACAATGGAATACATACTAAGAAACTGCGTTAACGACAACCAAGTTCAGACCCATATGACATGGCCCACACGAGTGGATGCCCTGAACTACGTCTGGGAGAACTTTGAACGTGGAGTGGTGTGGGTCGATGCCAATGACCGCCCTGCTGTGTTGAACCACTGATGGCATATGCACCGTTTGACGCGGGAATGCAAGTGGGCGAGTTCAGAGAGAAGGACTTTGGCAACTTCTTTGAGTATGGCATGAACCCCGACTTGGAACAAGACTTCTGCCCCAATCTGCCTCACATAGTGTGGGTGGGTGGCATACAAGGCACTCAGCAGTATAGATATGCCTACGTCAGGAAGACCGTGGCTTACGTGGCCATTGATGAGAATGATGATGGTACGCCCCTGATAGAGAAGTGGCACATAAAGGGCCGTAAGGAATACAGCGAATATATTTAAAATAGTTCTTGACATCTGCTCCAATATGTGTCATGATCATTAAAGAAATCAAGAGAAGGAAAGCTAATGGATTGAGTACAACGTAAACCCCACAGACACCGTGACCTGTCACCTGTAATGACGGTAAATAATAGTTCACTAGGGGGTCGGAGATGATTACAGGGAGCCACGCTGGCAATAGAACAATCCAACCCTTGGATGTTCCTCCCCCAGAAGGCCCATGACGAGAGGGACTGGCCTCGGTAAAAAGGTGGGGAGATTCGGGGTAGTGTCACACGAGGTCAGGTCTCGGAGTGCGCGGCAGACCCTCTGTCACAATTGGGGTAGTGTCGGTGCCTTCAGAAAGCACCGATGCCCACTAGTGGGTGGAGAGCAGCACCGATGCCAATAGCGGCCTATGCCAGCATAGCGAGGGGGCGTTACCTTACAGGCGCATCTGGCATCCCCCCATGTCTAAATGCTTTAAAAGTTTTTCCCAGCCAACAGAAACCGCCACAGAATTTTTACGAAAAATCCAAGAATTTTTTACGGGATACAAATAAATGACCCAAGCAACTTTGCTGCGTCCCCCACACGATAGCGTTGGTTCTCCTATATCTTCGGATACCTTCCCCCGTTCCTTCGACTGTGTGATTAACTTACAAGTGGCCGGCGGCAAGAATCGTTTCATGGAGAAGATGTTCGCTGGGGAGTTCAAAACGCAACACGTTCTGGTGTTCAATGCAGGCGAATCAGAGATGTGTAGAGAGTTTGAGTATCACTCGACTGGCATGTGGTTCGCTAGTTACACTGAGGTTACTGGTGCGTTCACGATGGATAGATTCACACCATCGGCAGAGAATGTTCATGTAGTATCTTATCCCTATATCTGGTTACAAGACCAACTCATACGACACGGTTCCAACAAAGAGCAGTTCACGCATTCGGTGTTTCAGGAGATTTTCAGCGTTGGCGCTCCGCGAGTTCTTTTTACCTATATGATGAGGCAACCTAAACCGCATCGTAGAATGATGTGGGACTTATTAGAAAAGGAAAATCTCGTTAACGAATTCTGTACGAATGCTGAGAAAGGAATCTGTCTTGATTTAAAAGATAATAAGATGAAAGACTCCGATGTTCTGGACAATACGGTTTATGCCGATGATGTCCAGCACCAATCACATAGGTTTCCGCCTTGGTACTTTGACTGCCTAATTGATTTTATACCAGAGACCCATACATCTCAGATGTTCTTTACTGAGAAGACTTGGAGGGCATTTCTAGGCATGAGGGTTCCTATTATCATAGGAGCGCAGAACTGTATGAAGTCACTGACTGCGATAGGATTCCAGTTTCCCTCATATATCAAGTGGGATGAATGGGATAACAAACAGCATGAATATGATCGTATCAAAGGCGCAATATCGGTTCTAAAAGAACTGAGACAAGAACAAGTCGCTGACCTCTGGAGATTATCCAGGCCTGAGAGGAAGCACAATTTTCAGCTTGCTCTATGCCTCGCGGGCAAATATCACCCACCATTCCAAGGTGAGGGGTTTGAAGATTACACCCATGTATACGATTTTGCGAAAGGAATCGCTGATCACGCCAAAGAAAACCTAGATTTCTCTTGACATCTGCCCAGAACCTTGGTATGATCATCATGTTGTTGTTTAAGAATAGAAGGAAGTAAATCATGGCTACACCTATCGAATACACGTTTCTAAAAGAAATCACAGTGTGGACAGAGGCCCCCAATACGCCCAACCATACATACATACTCAACCAGTACGGAAGGAACGTAGGGTATATCAAGACAGGCACTAAGGAAGAAATCATCTTCACCAAGCCGTCTGTACATTTCTCCAAGTCACACCGTAAGTTCATTACCCTAAAGAAGACTACTGAGTTACAGAGAGATTCATGGGAGTGCGCTTGAAATGGATAACCGCGATGCTGGTATCGATGAGTCTCTGGTTAGTGGTGATAAAGACAGCAGCGGTACTACTGTCATTGTTCGTTACAGTGGAGGCCGTCTGAAGTGGGCGTTGTTCGCAGCAGGCGTTGTGGTGATCTACCTAACGGTGCTTGGAGTGATATTGGGACTTTTACTAAGATACGCGGTGGTATAGATGCAGACATTTAATGGTTCAATGAAGTTCGATATGCATGGGCGGAGGCGTAAGACCAATGCTTGGAAGACCCGTTCCCCAGTGCGGCAAGCCGTGTTTAAACCCCTTGAGGCATCGCCTAATGTGCCCCGTGACGATCACCGTGAGAAGTACCCTTCCAAGAGTGATATGTCCACCAGCTACAGTTCTGGGTTGGATACATCGTTCAGGGTAGAGGAATCTAAGAAGTTCACCGTGGCACCTGCCTATAACAAGGGTGCTTACCAAGTAATATCGCAGTCAGACGTAAAACACATTGGTCGGTAAATAACTCCTTTAGTATCAATGGCTTACGAATTAATTTCATTTATTTTATAACTCCTTTAGTATCAATGGCTTACGGAGGCAGATAAACTTGACATCTGCTCGAAAGTGTGTCATGATCACTACATAAGATCAACTAAAGAGAGAAAGATATGACCGTTCAAAGAATCCAGAAAGTAGAAGACGTTAAACAGGCAATGATGACTATGACTCAAACCGAGTTGGACTACGTTATCCAGATTGCTCGTTCTATTAAGACTATCGCCGCTGAGGCAGTGTTCACCGTTGGGCAAGAAGTGATGGTCGTTCAAAAGACCAAAATGACCCCCGCCACCATCGTCAAGATGAACCCCAAAAAGGCAGTGGTTAATATGAACTACGGACGCCGTGGAATGACCCGCGTTACAGTTCCTTATTCTATGTTGGAGGCAGCGTAATGTACGCACCACAGACCCACAACTACGCTGAGACCAGCGACTACAACCAAATGAAAGTCTACTACTACCATGTAGAACGTGACTTTTTCACCGATAAAATCGCATGGTTAGACCAAAATGCCAAGATCGACAGAGTTATTGTCGATTCGGAGAAGACGGCACAGGAAATTGACGCCGTTTTCACCAAGATATATGGACAAGCTCGCACAATGATGTATTCAATTTGAACTATTTTCGCTTTCCCTTATATATCAATGGCTTAGGAGAGCAGATAATGCTTGACTTTTGCCCCATAGTATGTCATGATCACTAAGTAATCAAGAGAGAGAGAGAAAAAAGATGGCTTACGTTTCACAAGAAAACAAGAAAGAACTCGCAGTTGGTATCAAACAAGTGCTTAAGAAATACAAAATTAAAGCTTCTATCGGTGTGTCTAATCATTCCACCCTAGTAGTAAATCTGAAGTCCGGTGTTATCGACTTCAAGAGGCAACAAGATCACTATCAGGTTAATCCATACCACATCGAGAGGCAGTGGACTGGCCAGGCAAAAGACTTCCTTATGGAATTGCTTGCCGCGATGAAAGGTGAGATGTGGTATGATAATTCAGACGCTATGACTGACTACTTTGACACTGCATTCTACACTGATATCAACATTGGTAAGTGGAACCAAAATTACGAGGTAACTGCATAATGGATTGGAATCTTGAAGGTAAATTAGTCAACGCCACATATTGTGGCATTGCAGTCGAGGGTTGGGTTAAAAGATCCTTCTCTCAGTACGGCGGGACGGTAGGGCATTTAATTACCCTAACACAACCCGTTAAAATTCTTGACCGCGTTGAGCTTGAGGAGGGCGTGTTGATGATTGACCATACCGCGCTAACTCAAATTCGTGATAAGAGTGGTTTCTGTTCTTTGGCAGTTGGGTAATGGATTTATCTTGCCGTGTAACCGGCGGAACTGAAGTACAAAAACATATCGCGTACACGACAATAGGTTTCTGTGTTCGCAAATTATTCCCCTCTATTAGAAAGCTTGACCTGAATATCTGCATCAAGAAGTTTAAGGCTGATGATGACGCGATTGGTTACTGTCAAGTGGATACATGTGAACCCTTTGACTATGTAAGAACTAGTCCCAGACGTTTTAAAGTAGAGATATCAAAAGCCTTGGACTTGATGAGTTTCATAAGAGTGCTGTGCCACGAGATGGTACACGTTAAACAGTTTATCAAAGAAGAACTTACAGACACCGACTCCGGTCAATCTAAATGGAAGTCTAAGGTCTACAGTCACAACACCCCGTACATGGATTGCCCTTGGGAGAAAGAGGCATACAAGCAAGAAGACGCATTGTTATGGGAATGTTTACTGACTACACAAATTAATATATCGGGAGAGAACAAAGAATGACTTTTATAAAAGTTGCAGTTGGAGTATTTTTAATAATGGGCGCTGTTGGCGGATTAGAAATGGACACGATGTCGATACCACAATCTTTGGTTTGGTGCATTATAGGGTTCGGTCTAGTCGGTTGGGCAATGCCGGAAATTTGTAGTGATGAAGAGAGTACATGGAATGATTAAATTAAAATTGAGTGATGGTGATTCGCAACCAACGGTTATCGACTTAGATGGCCCATCGGGAAATGCTCGGTCTTTATTGGCAACTGCCGATACGACATTAACAAATAGTGGTATGCCGTTTGAAGAACGCCAATCCATTCTACGAGAAATGAAATGCGATGACTATGAACATCTAGTTGCCACCTTTGACAGTTACTTTGGCACTCTGTTTACATTAGAGACCAACCAAGAGGAACTTATACTATGATTGAAACATACATTGATTTGATATCGATGTGGCACAGGGATAGGAATCTTATTGCCGGTGCTACCGACAAAGACCAGTTCTGTAAGTTGATACAAGAGTGTGGCGAGTTGTCCGATAACATCTGTAAGAAACAAGATGTGCGGGATGACATAGGCGACATAATTGTGGTATTAATCAATATCGCTGTACGCAATGACATAACCATTGAAGAGTGTTTACGAGTTGCCTATGATGATATCAAAGACCGTAGGGGCACAATGGTCGATGGTGTATTTCTAAAAGATATGCCCCCACATGACAGGACGGCTCTATAATGAAACGAGTATATCGATTCAGCAATCAGTGGACTTACGAAAAGACCATTTATTTGTTGCCATCGATTTCAATATCTTTACATGAACATTGTTTGGATATTTCGTTTCTATGGTTCAAGTTCTACACATATAATACAACTAACTAAGAAGTAGATTATGAATTTTCCAAAATCAAAAGTTTCACCTAACATGAAAGAGGGATATGTCTTTGATATAAAAGGCATGGATAGATTTTATCAAAAGGATATTGCGGCTGTTTTACCAGTGATGGAAACCGGAATCGTACCCTTTCATCCGACTCTATATAAGAAATTAAAACATATTAGGGTCAAAAAATTACTGACACTAATCGAAATGTCCGATGTCCAGAATGGTTCAACCTTTGGCATGACCCAGCAAGATAGACTGAGGGGTGTAAATAATGAGTTCAACGCAATAAATATAAGCATTTATAATAATGGATATAAATTTCTACATCCAGCAATTGCCGTGTACTGGGAACCAAAATCTACACACGGTAAGTATGAAATAATAACAGGCCGAAGCCGATGTGATAGTTTGATGGGTTATCATTTTCAAAATTTGCCTGTTACTGTATATGAAAGAGTGCCTGGCTCTACAGATGCGGAAGTAAGGAGTGAACTTTCTGTATGTGGGCAATCATTTCAAATCCATGACCCCGCTGGAAAACCAGCCACTGATGATATATTTGCGGAAGTATGTAGAGCAATTGACAATGGATGGATTGGTAAAGACCGCGAGGATATTCGAGAAAGAATCGCATCCTGTTGTGGTAACGGTGTGTTCACAAGTGACACCAGAGACAAACTCCTCTCTAGAGTTGAGAATACATACAACCCAGATCAAAGAGTAATATCTTGGGGTGTTAGACAAGGGCTAAAGTCTCCGAAAAAGTGGGTTCAAGAAGAAGGTTATGCCGAACTGGAAACTGACAAGGTTAAGTATCATATATACACTACGGAGAATTTTCCTAAAACATGGGCATCTATTCAAAGTAAGTTAACGAAGGGAAAAGAAAATCGTATTTTAGTTCATACAGGTACACTAAATTCTTCTCTTGATTTGGCTGAATGTTTTCGTGATAGAGTAGAGACATTCAAGAAAAATTACACTGAAATGGTTGAATCTGTTGGTGTTAATTACTACGCTAAAACCAATGGACAGTATGATGAAAAAGGTGTTGGTAATGGTTTGCGATATGGTAACACTGTGCTCTATGGTGTGCTTCCCTGCTTAAGTTCGATACACGATTTAAGCAAAATAATACACTTTGATGCTAGTGGAAGAATGTTTCAAAATAAAGTAAAAAAAGACTTGACACTTGCTGCATAAAGTGTTATAATGATCACATCAACAACGGAAACAAGGAACTTCCGTTATAAATAGATTGCGGTGGACTGTATAGTACGATTCATTTCCAGTGAATTAGGTGAGGTGAGACTCCTCGACACCGCTCCATTATGAGGGGGATTAACATCGAGTCCTAGACAGGACTGTAATCCCAATGTAACCTCTAAACTGTCTCGCCGCTTTGGCGTTAAACCTAATAGGAGACCTGAGCAAGTCACTGGTATAGTACACCGAAAACCGCTACGTCATCCCACTCAACGGGTGCAAAGAGTGCTGGGGCAACCACTCTATAAAAGGCCCCACCTAATTTGTGTACGGTTAACCTTAGTTAACTTAATTTTAAGATAAGAAATAGGAATATATTATGAGAAAAACTTCACAAGCAACTAAGGTGATTTCAGCCTTGCAGAGTGCAGACTACACTGATAGTGGTCTCACTGCTAACGAAATGAAAAATAAGTTTGGCGTTTCCAACGCTCGGGCATTAGTTACACAACTACGCCAGAACGGTTTCGCTGTTTACTTAAACAAAACCCCAGCATACGTTGACCGTAATGGTAATGAACGTAAAGGTGTCTCACGATATCGCTTGGGAACTGCATCTCGCGCCGTTATCGCCGCTGGATATAAAGCCATCGCTGCTGGTTTAGTCGCCACTAGTTAGGGCTAACTGAACGGTTAGTCGTACACAAATACGGAGAGAGGGTTGCCCACACGGGTGACCCTTTTTTTTATTAACTAAATTGGAGTTTTAAAGACATGGACGTAGGGATAGCACTGATAGCAATGTTGGTTGTGTTTATACTCGAGCCAGGCAATGAGAAGATTAATGCTTATTGTACATACGCAATTGAAACAAATGAATTTGAAAGTAGGAAGTTATGTTGGGACTACTATCACGAGTACCGTGAGGATATTCCAGATATCCCAGAACTAGATTAGGCATACGGGTTTTAGGTCTTTTCCCCGTAACCAATAAAAGACACCATTAAGGGTTTCGTTTTTCTAACTCTTTCACCCTGTCCTCTAGATACTTTATATACTCTTCAACAATCTCACGTTCACATAACGTCTTACAACAAATACTTATATGTTGTTTCGCCCGAACCTCTAATGATTTCTCCCCGCGTCTTGGCATACTATGATACTCCGAACTATGATACTCCGAACAATTTAAAGACCAACCACAGACAAATTGGTAGAACGACTAACACACCTGTACCCCAAAGTAAACCAGTAAGAAGTAAGGCGAGGGTCTCTGCTTTCTTTCTCGCTTTGATTCTAACCTCATTATCTCTGTTCTGTCTACACTGTACTTGGTAGTTCATCCAATCGGTGTGCATATCAGGACGGCCAGCATATATCATCCATTCCTTCAGCCACACTTCTTGTTCTTTTATTTTTTCTAAGTGCATGAACGCTTCAAGTTCTGACCGGCCGCCGCCTTTGTTTGCCTTCTTAGCTATTGCTGACTTGTTGTCGAAAAATGAACTTGCTGCTTCTGCTACATCGTAAATCTCTTTACCATTTTCGAGAGCGCCTTTGATTACCTGAAATGCCGCATTACACGCGGCGAGTTCTGCTATCATTCAACTTATGACTCCTAACTTATTTTTACATAGTAGGATGATTGGTCAACATCCGAACTTGCGTATCTAAAAAGTTTTGTGATTAGGTCGTTCTGTTTTGAGATACTTGTACCAGTGTCTGCGAATGCATCTATGAACAGAAGACATATTGATTTTGAATTTCTAAAATTATCGCCTTGCGAATGAGATTCCCATTGTTGTAAGAATGTGTTTTCTGATACTAAGTCTTTTGATGGTTTACTTTTGGAATTATGTTTCTTGTAAAGTTCATATGCCTTAGAAGGCCACTTAACATCTGATTTGATTGATGCAAGAAGGGCTTTCTCTGAACCCTTACGGTTGAAAATATCATTGCCAAATACTTGTTTACAATAGAAGTCAACATTACCCCCACCGATTTTACCACCAGCGGCCGCGCCGCCTTTAATCTCACCCTGCCATGATGTATCACCACCAAATGTTCTAAACTGTATCTCACCTTCACTTGTATCTAGGTAGATGTCTTGTGAAGCAAAGAAGTCTCCAGTTTTACCATACTTGAAATTCTTGTATGAATACTCTGACCTATTCAATAATGCTTTTGGTGTATTGAATTCTTTGGCGGTTGCACCACCACCCTTACCTATTTTCTTGAGTGATATACCCAGAAGTTTACCATCATTTGCGAGTTTTAATACTTCTGCATTTAATTCACCCCAACTACTAGTGCTTTTTGCTAAGGGCGTTTCTAGATTTCCAAATGTAGTTGCCCAGATGTCGCCGGGATTCCACTTGTCATGTGAAAATGAGCCCGGTGCTTGTGGGACTTCTGAATTTTTATCTATCTTATGGCACGCTGCTTTGGCATCATACAAACCAGACATGAATCTTGACCCCCTATGAAAATGTACACCACCATTTTTGGTCATTTGTCTGCCATACTTTTCCCAAAGTTTATTTGCAGTCTTAATATAAACATCTGTTTCAACCCAATCAGCAGGCCCTTTATTTAAACAGTCTTCAAGTGATTTGTCTGTGTGGGCAAACCTCGATGACTCTTTAAGTTGTGCCGGAGATGCAGATTCGCATTTACCTTTCTTTACATTGAAAACATATGCACAGTAATAACACTGTAGACATTCTGTCAGTGCAGTATCAGCTGCGCCGCCACCAGAACCACCACCACCACCGAAATCCTTGTCTTTGAATATCTGTGACCGTCTTGCCTCTGCCGTCTTATCTTGTTTGTTGGTATAGGTTAAAGTCTCAGTTCTTCTATCATAAGATAGGCCGACTACTTTTGTGCCGGACGCCGATGACCCTATGACAAAAGGTTTTTTGTCCTTTATCTTTAGGTCGAATATGTCTAACCGTGTGTTACCGGCGTAATCGCCAGAGGAAGACTTTTTTCGCATTGCAGTCGATGATAGTGTAGCCACTTTACCCGCCTTGTCCTCTATAAGATTTAAAAGACCGTTTTTTACTCTTATTCATCGATGCCATTTTTAATCGGCCTCGGCCTATTGACGTACCCTTCTTGTTGGTATCATCACGTTTGGTGAAAGTTGTTTTTGTTGCCATTGTTATTGCCCCGCCAATGGATTAGCTAACGCTTCTTCTATTTGATTTCGTATAGACTGTCGAATCTCAATCAGCTCTTTGCCAGTATCTCGTTCTAATTCGTAGAGTCTTTTATCTGAAGACCTCACATCCGAAAACAACGATTGTAAATCTCCATCAATCCTATTTATAGACTCTTTTGAGAGGTCTACAACCGTTCTCATGGATGATACGGCACTACCGAACTCTGATGCCTGTGAGGTGATGGTAGTATTCTGTGATGCAATCCTTTCTTCTAGAACTGATATTCGTTCTTCTATGACCGACAAATCCGGTGCTTCATATGTACCGATTGCCTCCTTCATATCCTCGTAGGTTTTGTACACTTCAAAGGCGCCATATAACGCACCAATCATTGTACCTATGGCAAGAAGGGCCGAGAATGCCTTGCCACCTTTGAGTTTTACTCCGCCTACATCTAATTCTGTACTCATTTGTATTGACTCCTAATCATTTTACGGATAGTTCCGTGGTTGTCTCTGGATAGATTGTATATCAGTCTTGTATTGTCTTCAAGAACATTATTGTAAACTACCTCATTCATATCATAGAAATCGGAGTCCTGAAGGTCTGTATTGTAGTATGACCCCAAATCAATTGAACTTTGTAGTGAGACTATCGCCAGTGTTTGTCCAGAAGCAACTTTATTGGAATTTTCCATCTTGTTTCTCGCCACTCTATCCGAAATGACCTCCGCCAGTGACCTCCTCGGCGGTTCTATTGTAGTTTGCACCGTGACTACTTCCACTGGGATTATTGTTATACCAGTAACCGGCGTCCCCGTGGAGACTAAATTCTGTTCAATCTGTGTTTGCGCCTGATCTGACTGTGATTCTACCTGTACTGATTCCGCTTCTACGGAATTATCAAAACTTTCAACTGTCATTCCACTCATATCGGCAAAAATATCCGTATCGGCACTAAAAAATTGTTGAGATTGCATTGAGATGCTGTTACTGCCCGTATTTTGTTTCATATCCTGTACATTTTGAGCACTTTGTTCAATATATGAAACACTTTGAGACTCTGTAGTCTCGTTAGATCCGGTTGGGTTCTGATTTTGTTGTTGTTGCGACTGACCACCCCCACTTTGGCTGCCTTCCGATGACTTTTGACTCATGGTAACCGCAGATTTACTGATTGTCAATGCTTTTCTGGTCTGTGATGACGCAATTCTTGTTGCGAGCGGTGAACTTTTTGATTCCACTGGTCTATCTGCGGCAATTTCCTCCCTTTCGGCAATTTCAAATGGTTCTTCGACTATTTCATCAAATTCTTCTTCCCTTTCTATGGTATCCACCGGCAAATCCAAAACTCGGAACTCATCTATGAAGTCTATTTCATCAAACTGCTCTTCAAAGAGTTCTTCCTCAAACTGTTCCTCTTGTTCCTCTTGCAATTCTTCCTCAAACAACCGAAAGTCTTCCTCTACCTCTTCTATGTTTTCTCTAATCTCTTCCATGGCATCGGCTTGAAACTCTTCGATAATAATTTCTGGGAGTTCATCAAGGGGCACAGCGTAAAACTCTTCTCCGATGATAGAGATGAATTCATTATCGGATGGGGCAAAAATGTCAAAGGTTTCTTCACCCATATCGTTGTCGGGCCCTCCCGCGCTGAAGAATTGGTCGTTACCTCCTCCCATTCCTGTTGAATCATCAAATTCTGCAAATCCGAAATTGTCGGCGTCTTCGATGGTATTTCCATAAGATTCTTCCTCTTCAAATTGGTCTAATTGGTCTTCTATGAATGCTTCCGTGTACCCTATGCAATCTTGACTATATAAACTATCAAACTCACACTGCAATTCAGTGAACGCCTCATCATACCCACTACACTCAGCGGAGAAAAAGGAATCTGAGTCGCACTGTTGAGATAGGAAAGCTGCATCATAACCAGAACATGATTGGTCGGATAATGGGTCATAAGAACATACTAAGTTCCCCCCATCGAACCCCATGCCAACATCTCCATCGGATTGATAGATGTAATTGTTATTGCCGTTGCCTTGATAGTAGTCGTGGGTAATATATTCTCCTTGCGATACATCTCCCATGACGCCTATGAAAACATCGTGATTGTCTATTCGCAAATCACCATATTCCATTTGATAATTGCCGTCTGGAAAAATCTCTAGACTCACACTGTTTTCATTTTCATTGAAGTATTCTTCAAGTCGATGCCACCAGTATTTCGTGGAATTGGAATCTGTTTGGCTGAAGAATCCGCCATCTGTATCTTTCTGAATTATGTCAGTCCAGAATGGCGCGATAGCATAACTATATCGGTCTTGTTGACTTGAAACTAGGTTCGCTATTTCCAGACCATCACAACACCATCCGAATTGATGGTTTAGGCCTGGCGTCAATGGGTTTCTGAACATAACTACACCATTGGCAAGCATCCACGAGTCCGTGAAGTTGACGCCATACAACGGGAATGTATGCCCCAGTGGTACATTGACGAATGAGTCATCTCCGATTGTGTGTGATGTGGCATCCTCTGGCGGTGCCGTATAGTTATCAGCATACACATCTGAAGATAGGATGAACCCACATAACAGGAAAAGTATTTTTATTATTCTGAACATACCGATTCGTCAGGCCGTGAAGCGCAAAAGTCTGATTTGTTGTACACTTGGTATTCTACTTCATTGCCTTCCGCATCTTCGTACATGCCGGCAATATCATCCTTTTTCTCAAGGATGGATTCCATTGGTGCAAAAGCAGAGTTTAGATTCCATGCTTCCAAAGCCTCATCTCCAATCTTGCCCTTAAACGGACATGGTGTTCCTGCCATTAACATTGCATCGAATACACGAACATCTTGACACATCATTGATACTGCTGCGACTTTCATACCCATGTCATACAATCCACGACTCAGTTTTATTCTTTCGCAATTTTCATCTCGCACTGTTTTACCAGCAGACAATCCAAATATTTGAGTTTGTACTGCACCACCGATACCCGTGGTACATAAATCCTGTGAATAAGAACCACCTATGGTTGGTGCAATCGCACTGGGAGGCGGAGACTTTATGTCCTGTTCAATCTTTTGAGTAGAGTTGTTGGTGTTAACATTCTCGTTCTTGTTATTTGAGTTGACATTTGAGTCACTCTTGCTCGTAGAGTTATTTGTATTGGTATTGTCGTTGGTGTTATTGTTCGTGTTGTCTGTGTTGGTATTGTTGTTTATGTTACTGGTATTGTTACTGGTGCTATTTGAATTGACACTGCTGGTGTTGTTGTTGTTATTGTTTTGAGTAACATTCTGATTGATAGTTGAGTTACTTGTATTGTTGTTCGTGTTACTGTTGTTACTAGTACTATTAACAGTGTTATTATTCGTATTGGTATTGGTGTTAGTATTGCTGCCAGTGTAGTTGGTATTGTTTGTATTGGAATTTGTATTGGTGCTATTACCAGTGTAGTTGGTAGTGTTGGTGTTAGAATTGGAGTTAGTGCTAGTGTTCGTATTTGTATTGGTGTTAGCATTGGTATTCGTATTGGTATTTGTACCAGTGTAGTTAGTCGTATTATTGTTTGTGTTATTGTTGGTATTTGTGTTTGCTGTTGTGCTATCAACGGTGCTAGTTGACGTAGTGGTCACAGTGCTATCTGCACCATGTGCCGAATTTGATATTGTGGATAGTATCAATACGAGGCCAATGACAGGGGCCATATAATTAATTTTCATGTTTTCTCCAAGGGTTGCTGTGCAGAATCATCCCAAATCGGAAAATCACATAAATTAAATAATTTAATGCTTGACTTTCGCTCTCACTTCTGTTATAGTATACACTATGATATGTTATGTCCCTATTTATAATAAAGTCCGTTTAAAACGCCTAAATAGTTAATGCCGATAGATTACAGGATTTTTTAGATGAAACCCACACCTTTGACATTACTAATAGGACAGACAATTGCCCAACTGTCCGTGATTCCGATGTTCTTCATCGGCACTACCACGACATGGATAATATGTGCCTTTATGTACTTTGGGATAATGACGTTTGGTATCACGATGGGATATCACAGATATTGGAGTCATTATAGTTTTAAATGTTCCAAGACATTAGAGTATGTTATGATGTTCTTTGCACATATTATGATGGTAGGGCCTGCGCTTGCATGGGTAGCACAACATAGAGAACACCATGACCATGCAGACACAGAGAAAGACCCACACTCGCCAAAGTATCGCGGATTCATTCGTTGTTACTATTCGCAAGTTATGTCTTTACCAAAAATGAAGTATGCGAAAGATTTGTTGAAAAATGATTTATGTAAATTTCAACACCGAATGTACTGGCAGGCTTTGTTAGCATATGGTACTACTCTGTTTTTGCTTGACCCATTTGCAATAATATACGCTTGGTTGGCTCCTGCTGGATTTGCCAAGTTGATAGGGTCATTTGTTTTTATCTATTCGCATCGAGGTGGAAAACCAAGAAGTGATTATTTGTTGGGTTTAGTGACATTTGGGGAAGGATTCCACGAGAAACATCACGTTGAACCTTGGAGTTGGGATTTTCATCGATGGGATATTGGTGGAAAAATAATTAAGTTACTTAAACATGCTTAGAAAAAGAAACTTACCTGCTTGCGCTAGAATACCAAATATGATGTTTGATATTGACCGCATGAAAGAAGAATTGGATATTATTGGTGACAAGTGGCAAAACATCTATGATGCAAACCCAGGCATAACCAAGATACACGACCAAGGGTTCTTGTCTCAGATTTATAGTACACTACATGAGATACCTTTGATGTCAATGTCACCGGAAGACATGTTACGAGCAGAAGATTTCAAGTTGGAAGACTTGGGTAAAACTAAGACAGAGAGAGTACGGAATAAAACTGCAAAGGGTGATAACTTACCACCGACTGCAAACGAAATGTTATGGGACTACCCACTAGAATCATACAAGGGGAGTTATTTTGAAGAGGCAATTAAATCGCACTTCAAGTCGGAAGTCTGTCGTGCAAGAATACACCTCCTAGAGCCAGGCAAGGATATCTCACCACATATTGATTATGACCCATCTTATGGGGTGCGTGTTATATGTCCAATATCGGGTACGGAAGGAACAACTAATTATTTTTGGTATAATGGGGAGAAACAGGAATTCAATTTGCCTGCTAATGGTTCGGTATATTTCTTAAACACTGGATTCAAACATTCCGTTGAGAATCGTGGTAGTGAAAATAGAATCGCATTGGTGTTTACTTTGAAAACCCAACAAGATATAGAATGTCTAGCTATACAATAGAAACATATACAGATGACAACCCACTAAGCAAATCGATTAAAAGAAACCAGATAAGACAATTCAGGGAACTCTCTTTCGTAGAGGGCAATGATAGTCTCTCTTATGACAAGTATGACCCAGACTGTATAGATGGTGAGACTTGGATGGTTTATATTGATGATGAACTTGCATGTATCAGTGTTGTTGAGGCGAGTCACTATACAAGTGATAAAGAAGTATCTGCTAGGATATGCAGACTACACATCGCTAAACAATTCAGGCCTGCGTGGTTAGGTATTCCTATACTGCCATTGCAGATAGAATGGGCTAGACAACATGGGTTTAAAGTGTTATACTTTACACATGACGTTAAGGCTAGGGCGATAAACGCCATGTACCAACACAAGAAGTTTGGTGGTGCAGTCACCCCGTTACAAAAAGAAATAAAAGAGATGTGGTATAGTGATTGGTATCGTTCATTGAAGACTGATGATAGATACCTTTTTCAAGTTGACCCTAATAGCAGTTTGCTACAATACATTTATTATTGGACATTGGAAGAGAATTTTACTTGGCATCCAAAGTCAAATATTATGGAGTTATAATATGAATATTGAACATGAAACAGTATCACGGTGGTTTAACTATGTCAGGGCGAAAAATGATTCGCGGTTTACAGAATGTTTTTGGGATACCCAGTTAAAATCTAAAGCAGAGATAATCGACAACATACCACCCGACCTAAATGGTGACTATTATATCTTTGGTGGATGGTACGGTGTCCTTGCTCATTTAATCGATGACAATCTTATTACCCATGATATTTTTACGATAGACATCGACCCGAAATGCAAAAAGATTGGTGATACATTTTTCATCAGGCCATATATAACATATGTTACTGATGACATGTCAAAATACAAATACGAGAATGCTGATGTTGTTATAAACACTAGTACGGAACATGTCTCACAAGAAGAGTATGATGATTGGTGGAACAACATTCCACGAGATACATTTTATGCAGTGCAGGGCAATGACCTTGATATACCAGAACATATTCGACCATGCTTCACGCTCGAGGGATTTGAGATGAAGAATAGATGTACGAATATCACATTTAGTTCGGAGATGAAACTGCCTGGCCCGAACAATACAACTTACACTCGATTCACCGTAATGGGATATAAATCATGAGCAACGTGGCGATAATTGGATATGGATTTTGTGGCAAGGCAACACATAAGATTCTAAAACAAGTAGAAACAATTAATAGAATACAAATACATGACCCGCAATGGCAGATGTATAAGAAACCCATTACTGATTGGAGGGGTATAGACTATGCATTCATATGTGTGCCTACTCCGATAACTGATGGCGAACTCAAGTTTAATTATGGTCACATCCTAGATGCTACCGTGGAGATTCCAGAGGGTGTGCAAATTGTTATCCGCAGTACTGTTGGCCCAGAAGCATTGTCCCATACTTGGATTCACTGGCCAGAGTTTCTACGGGAAAGTCATTGGGAACAAGATGCCGAGGATATGTCCATACCAATTATCCTTGGTGGACACATGAGCGCCGTAAAAAGCAACATGACATCAAAATCGCTCAAAGAAATGAGTGGGTGGTTTCCACACCGCGAAAGTGTAATTCTTACTGGTGCAAAAGAAGCCGCGATTTACAAGTTGTCTAGAAACGCTATGTTGGCCGCGAAGGTTGTCATGTGCAATTATATACACAGTGTATGTAAGGAACAGAATTGTTCTTACAGTGAAGTTGCCAGTATGTTGTTGAACTTTGGTAACCTTGGTAATACTCATATGAGTGTGCCCGGCCCAGATGGCGAACATGGTTTTGGTGGTTCGTGTTTCCCGAAAGACATCTCGCATCTTGCTGGGTTGCAACTAGATTCAAGTCACTACGCGGTTGATAATATTTTTGATGCGGTACTGGAGTGCAATGAGCGATATCGTAAAACTGTATAAAGATATTGCAGAAAGAAACAATGCAGTAGGTGATGGGTTTTGTGTTCTCAAGTGGTGGCACTTGGAAATGCATTTGGGTACTGGCAACTATCATTCTTGTTTTCATTGTCCCCAGCAGAATCTAAAACTCGGTGAAGACATACACAACACCCTTCACAAAATGCAACAACGAAAAACTATGTTGAGGGGTGGGAGACCCGAAGAATGTTCTTATTGTTGGAAGGCGGAAGATGCGGGTGCTGTAAGCCCTAGAACAACTCTCTCTGCCATATACACTGAGATGCAACCAGACATAATAGAAACCACTGCGTCACTGGAGTGGGACGAATATGTTTATCCAAAATATCTGGAGATGAGTTTTTCAAATACATGTCAGATGAAATGTTCTTACTGCGCCCCATCATTGAGTTCTACTCTGTTGAAAGAAATTAAAGACATGGGTGCGTACCCATTGAAAGACCCAGAGAGTAGAGGTCAGTATGAGTTGAATGGCACGGAAGAACTTTATAAGGATGATAATAACCCCCTAGTCAAAAAGTTCTGGAGTTGGTTTGACACTGCTATAGAACATCTTGACACACTACGGATTACTGGTGGCGAACCCTTGTTACACAAAGGTATGTTTGATATGTTGGAGTACTTGAAGAATTCTCCGCATGATATAAACTTCCATGTAAACAGCAATCTATCAATATCAAACCGTAGAGTTAAACAGACATGCGACCTCCTACCATCAAAGTCTAAAGTGTATGCTAGTGTTGATACATATGGAAAACAGGCAGAGTGGATTCGACACGGGCTTGATTGGGAACTTTTTGAAGAGAATGTTCTAACGGTCATTGACCACGGAATCCCAATTAGTTTTATGACAACATTTTGTCTTCTTAGTATACCTAACTTCAAAGACTTCTTGTACTATGTTATACAATTAAAAGACATAGGTGATGTTAAGATAGACACCCCATTTATGACAAACCCACCTCATTTATCATGTCTTATAATGGATGATAAGATGCGGGATATGCTAGAGGACAGTTACCAATTTATGGTAGAGAATAGTGAATTCAATGAAGCAGAAGTAATTAAATTTGAGAGAGTTCTTAAATGGGTTGACAATAATAGGTACACCGGAGAACGCCTAAATAGACACAGGAGAGACTTTAAAACCTTTGTCGATGAACATGATAAACGCAGGGGTAGTAATTGGCACGATGCATTCCCCGAACTAAAATATTTTTATGAGTTATGTGATGTCTGAGAATAAACCCAACGAATACTGGATGGAACAACTCAAAGAGAAACGAGAAAAGATTAATTCTATCTCGCCTTCTTTTTGTTCTGCTAAGTGGTTACAGACAACTTTGTATTTGCAGAATGGATACAATCATTCTTGTCACCACCCGTCACCACACAAAATCCCTGTTAAAGAAGTGTTGGAAAATCCAGCTGCTCTCCACAACAGCAACTATAAAAAACAACAAAGAATTAAAATGCTCAATGGTGAAAGACCCAAAGAGTGCGACTACTGTTGGAAGATAGAAGACCAAGGCAAAGACCATTACTCAGACCGACATTACAAAACTGCCGATTGGTGGTCGTGGGATAAAGTTGACCTTATCGCAACCAGTAATCCAACTGAAGATGTATACCCATCATACCTAGAAGTATCATTTAGTAATGCGTGTAATTTTGCGTGTGCTTATTGTTCACCGGAAATCAGTTCTACTTGGATGAAAGATATCGAAGAGAACGGTGACTACCCAGTTAAGTTTGGTTCTGGTAACTTAGACTATTTGCGTTCAGTTGAAAAGTTCCCATACAAACACTCAGATGATAATCCATATGTTGATGCGTTTTGGAAATGGTTTCCAGAAGCCCTTCCCCACTTAAAGGTGTTTCGTGTTACTGGTGGTGAACCAACCATGAGTAAAGATGTTTGGAAAGTTCTGGATTACATATACGAAAATGCACAACCAGAACTGTCGATTGCAATCAATAGTAACCTTGGCACAGACCCTAGACTTATACAGAGGTTGATTGATGCATGTAACAAACTAGAGGGCAAGGTTAAACAGATTGAGATATATACCAGTTGTGAGGCTATCGGTGAACAGGCTGAATACATTCGGGACGGGTTAGATTACAATTACTGGATGGCTAATTGTGAACGGGTGTTATCAGAGACAAATGCCAATGTTGCTATTATGACAACATTAAATATTTTGAGTATGACAACATTCAATGACTTCATCGAAGACATAATGAAACTAAGAATAACGTACAACAAGGATTTGGCGAACAATCGCATACCATTGAGTGTAAACTACTTGCGATTCCCCCCACACCTACAATGTACGTTGTTAGATATAGACACGAGAATATCTTATGCGAATCAATATGAACTCACGGCAAAGAGTTGGTTGAAGTATGACTCACCTGATAAATTTGCAAGAATATACTTGGAAGAATATGACCAGATACAGAGGTTCTGCGAATACTTGCGGGGAGAAGATAATACTGCTAAAAAATACAGGGCAGACTTTGTAAATTATATAAAAGCGTATGATATCAGAAGATCGAAAAACTTTAGCGAAACTTTCCCAGAATACACACATTTATTGGAGGAGTGGAATGTCCAAAAAATACATTCATGTTAATATGCATAAAATCCGTGCCAACAAAAAACATGGAACGGATGAACCTGTCCTTACAGTGAAGGAAGGTAGAAAAAATACTTATGGTCACAGGGTAAAGATACACGGGCCGAGTGAAGTTTTGTATGGTGGTAATGATAAACCGTTATTGCCATGCGGTGCAAGAGTTGTTATAATGACAGAAGCGGAGATAGAGATTGAGTAACGAATTTGATTTAATTAAGTATCGAAAGGATATTCTGGATACTAAGTCAGAAAGTTTTTGCGGTGCTAAGTGGTATAATGCAACTACATGGTTGGGAAGTGGTACAACCGCTTCTTGTCATCACCCCCCAGCTCACAAAATTCCACTACATGAAATTGCAGTCAACCCATCTGCCATTCATAATACGCAACACAAGAAGGCGATGCGTAAGATGATGCAGAATGGAGAACGGCCTCGTGAATGTGAGTATTGCTGGAAGGTCGAAGATATGCCGACTGAAGCTGTTAGTGACCGTGTTTATAAATCAATCATTTATTCAAACGATGACTTGCAGAAGGCACAAGATGCCGACTTCAATGATAACACCTTGTTGAAGACTTTTGAGATTGCATTTGACCGGACATGTAACCTTGCTTGTTCTTATTGTAATTCTAGTTTCTCCACTACATGGGCAAAGGACATTAAGAAGAATGGCCCGTACCAGAATATGGTATCCGATGGTGCTGCTGCATTTCAACACGATGGTGAGTGGGCAGACCCTTATGGAAAGAAACAAGAGAACCCTTATGTAACTGCTTTCTGGGATTGGTGGGATGATGGTCTTTCTAAGAGTCTAGAAGAATTGCGTGTTACTGGTGGCGAACCATTGATGTCTGACCAAGTGTGGAAACTTTTTGATTGGTTTCAAAAGAACCCATCCGATATGAGGTTTGCTGTTAATTCAAACTTGATTGCGAAACCAAGTATCATTGATAAGGTAATAGAAAAGTCTCACGGACTCAAACACTTCCACCTATACACAAGTTGTGAGAGTACAGGCAAACAAGCCGAGTATATTCGGGATGGTCTTGATTATGATATGTGGTATAATAATGTAGTTCGATTGATTAAAGAAGGTAACTGCGAAGGCATCAATATAATGATGACTGTCAATAGTCTGTGCCTATTTAATATTACCGATTTCCTAGAGGACGTATTTAAACTAAAAGAAATCAACCAGAGTAAGACACCCGTGTTCAGTGTTAACCTGTTGAGGTTTCCAAGTTTCCAGAGTCCACTGGCATTACCAGACCATATAAAGGATTACCTCAGAAACAAACTATCCGATTGGTATGAAGATAACAAGGACAGGGATTACTGGCATGACTTTGAGAAGGCTAGTATTGAGAGGTTGATTGACTACTTAGAAGTTGTTGATGCACCACATAGACGGACTAGTGACAAGATGACTCTCTGGCGAGACTTCAAGACCTTCTACGCGCAATATGACACCCGCCGTGGTAAGACTTTGGATGTATTTCCAGAAATCCTTACTGATTGGGTGGATACTATCCCCGACACCGTAACCGAACAAATCGTACAAATGGTGGATGGTGATAGTACCAGACAGTACGACAATGACCCAGACTTGCAAAAGGTTGCAGATGAAGAGGGTTGGGTTTTGAAACCCGACAATAAAAACATCGATGAAGCACTAGGTGACTATGACAAGTAGGCTCAACATTAACGGGTCTGGGTTTTGTACTGCGCCATGGACACACACTTACGTTTCTCCTCAAGGGGAGAGGCGACTGTGTTGTGCCAGTAGAGAAGAAGCTAAATTCCAAAAACAATATTTGGATAGTGGTACTAAGAAAGGCAAGTTTGAACCAGAGACATTAGAAGAACACTGGAACAGTGATTATATGAAAGACATTCGCAAGAGAATGTTGGCCGGTGAAAAACTAAAAGAATGTGAAGTATGCAATGACCAAGTTTTAAATCTACATACTTACAGGAAGTATTTTACTGAGACATTGTTTCCACACAAGGTGGAAGATATAATCGCCAATACTGCGATGGATGGCACTTATAGTGACCTCCCAGTTTCATATGACTACCGCATATCTAATCTATGCAACTTTAAATGCCGCATGTGCGGAGAACAACTTTCGTCTAGTTGGGAGGCAGAGAAAAAGAAACATAATCTCATTGATGTTAAACAAGACCCTTGGATGGAACCCACCAATAGAAAGAAGATAACCAATTTCCAAGAAGAAGTATTGGAAGTGGAATTGCAGAGGGCTGTTGATAATAAGACGATAGAAGAAATCTATTGGGTTGGCGGTGAACCATTGATGTGGGAACGTCATTGGACTATCATGCAACAGTTGGTAGACAATGGTCACTCGAAAAATGTCACCATCCGTTATAACACAAATCTGAGCCGTGTCAAGTATAAAGACTATAACTTGTGGGACATGTTGCCACACTTCAAGAATGTTAACATATGTGCCAGTATTGATGGTGCGTATGATGTCGGTGAATATATCAGAGATGGGTTGGTATGGAGTGAGTGGATAGAGAACTTTAAATCGGGTATGTTTCTCATTGACCAATTTGGTGATGATGCATTGGTGCTTGATGTAACACTAACTACGCCGGGATTATTTCATCTCAAACAGATGTTTGATGTTGCTAGGTCACTTGATGTAAAATCGTACTTCAAGTTCACTTATGCATTCGACCCCAGTGTTGTCATGTCACCTTTCTGTTTACCTAAAAATATTCTTGAACCATTGGTAAATGATTTACTGGAATACATTGAACCCAACCTAACATGGAAGACTAAGGTGTATAAAGAATCATTGGTGAGTCTAATAAATAGAGAGTCGTTTGATGAGCAATGGCCGAACTCATATAAAGATGGACTTAAACGTGGTAAAGAGTTTCAAGTTTATCTAGATGATTTGAGAAATACTAAATTGAAATTCGTGGATACACTTCACGGAGATGCTGTGGATTGGTGGGATAGAATATGAGTAAAACATTTTGTCCTTTGCCTTGGAATCACTTAGCAACCCATCCTCATGGGATATGCACCCTGTGTTGCGAATCAAACCAAGACGATGGTATATCACAAGCCTTTAATGATACGAAGAATGATGCCTTCCGTAAAGCATTGACACTACAGACGGTTGAAGATTTCTCTGAGATTACAAACTCCGATAGTTTTAGTAAAGTTAGATTGCAGATGCTCAATGGCGAAAAACCTATTGAGTGTAACAAGTGTTGGGATGCGGAAAGTGTAGGGAATAAAAGTAAACGGTATTACGAGAGTCGCCGACTTCCATTGACGTTGGAAGAGGCAATAGAAAATACAAATGATGATGGTACACTCAAGGAAGTTAACTATGAGTTTGTAGAACTGCGACTAGGCAATCATTGTAATGTCCAGTGCCGAACATGCAATCCATATTCAAGTTCTCGTTGGTTAAAAGATTGGGATACGGTAAATCCAGAAAGACGGTCTCTCCCAGAGTTTACGAGAGTAAGTAGTTTTAACTGGCCCTTGGATGAAGATTTCTGGACTAAGTTATTGGATAGAAGTGGTAACCTAAAGTGCCTGTATATCAATGGTGGTGAACCCTTTCTCATAGACAAACATTTTGCATTCTTAGAGACATTGGTTGAACGGGGAATCGCAAAGGATGTTGAGATAGTATATTCTACCAACTGTACAATTATTAACCATTCATACGAAGACATATGGAAGAACTTTAGAAAGGTTCAGTTTATGTTATCGATTGATGACCTTGAAGAAAGGAACGAGTACATCAGAACATACACCGCATGGGGAAAGGTGTTGTCGTTTGTTGAGTGGATGGATGAGATATGCGGCAAGTATGATAACTTGGATTATAACATATTACAAACGGTGTCGGTATATAACATTTTATACATCCCAGAGTTCTACGAATATTTCAAGGGGTTTCATATAAGTCACAACTTTGTAAATGACCCCGCTCACTTTGACCCGTTGATACTACCACGGGATGTGCAAGAAATAATTGTAGATAGAATCGGTGACCTTACAGATGATGTTGCGAATTACTTAAATGTGAAAAGAAAACAAGGGGACATTTCGGTTGCTAATCTTTCGCCACTGCAAACCTTTTTTGAAAAGACCAGAACTATGGACACAATGAAAAAGACTTCATTTGAGGATACGTTCCCAGAACTTTATGAGTTGATAAAAAATTATGAGTGATAGAAAGAATATATGTATGTTGCCGTGGGTTCATCTACACACATGGCCGAATGGAAATGTCTACCCGTGTTGTTTAACCCCAATGGAACATATTGCTGGCAATCTGAACGAGAATAGTTTGGAAGAGATATACAACAGTGATTTAATAAAAGACATTCGGGTTAAGATGATAGATGATGAAAGACCAGAACCCTGTAATCGATGTTACCACCATGAAGATGCTGGTGGCATGTCAATGCGACATAGAGCAAACACTAGTTGGTCTAAATACGAACACATGATTGATGAGACCAAAGAGGACGGTACGGTAGAAGAAATGAAACTACCATACTGGGACTTTAGGTTTTCTAATATCTGCAATTTCAAATGTCGTAGTTGTGGCCCTCAGTTGAGTACTGGTTGGTATCCTGATATTAAGAAGATTGCTGTCATGGAAACTGGTAGGTCTTTCCTACCCGATGATATTCCAAAGAACAATAAGTTTGATTTGTGGGAACAGATAGAACCATACTTTGAAGATGTCGAAGAGATATACTTTGCCGGCGGCGAACCTCTTATAATGGAAGAACACTATCGCATTCTAAAAAAACTTGATTCGATGGGGAGACATGATGTTTTGTTGCGATACAATACAAACTTCAGTGAGATGCGATATAAAGATTTGCATGTGTTGGAGTTCTGGCCCAAGTTTAAAAATGTAGAAGTTGGTGCAAGTATTGACGGCATGGGCGAGGAGGGTGAGTTCATCCGCAGTGGATTTAGTTGGCAACAATTTAAAGACAACAGAACTAAAATGAAACAGACATGCCCTCATGTAAACTTTTATGTGAGTAGTACAATCAGTATTCAGAATGCCTATCATATAGTGCCATTCCACCATACACTTGTTGAGGGTGGATGGATTGATAGTTATAATTCGTTCAATGTTAACATTGTCACCGAACCAAACCATCTTGATATAAGAATTTTACCACAACATCATAAAGTTAAATTAGAGAAACTTTACCAAGAACACATTGACATGTTATCCGATGTAGGTGATTGGTCTGCAAAACAGGGGTTCGATAGTTTGAAAAACCATTTGATGCAAGATATCGAAACTGCCGGAGAACATCTTGAAGTGTTCAAATACAAGATGAAACAAGTTGACAAGATACGAGAAGAAAACTTTTCGGAAACTTTCCCAGAGATGAGTGATTTGTATGGGCTTTAAAGAAACCAAGACACGGGACGCTGATGATTATTTCTTTGACGAAAGTTACTCTGCTGATAGTTTTTTGATGTCAGCAAAACCGATGTTAAATAAGATTATTGTGATTCGGTTATGTAATTCAAGGGATAGTAGTGTAGAACCATTTGATATGAAAATACAACTAGATGATAATCCAGCTGTTGATTTGTGGTATCAGAGATTTAAATATGAGTTAAAGTCGGAAGCCTTTTTCAGAAAAGAACATGTGTTTATGGGTGAGAGTACTCTCACTACAGAGGAAATGATTGGTCGGGTCAATACCACATTAGACCATATATCCAAGTTTGACTTTGTTGCCGAACAGTGGTCACGGTGGCATGACTTTGTTGCTGCAGACCAGACAAATGTTATTGACCACCCCATCAGTGAGAACCCAGACATATCCGTTAGATTGACAATGGAAGATTTTGCGGGTGGCAATGATAACAAAAAAATGAATATTGTTCATAACTACTTCCCCCTTCTTAGCGGCCCGGCCCTCAAAACCGCCGCATATATGTACATAGCTACAGATAGTATTAAGGCGAGTATCATGCGTTTGAACTTAGAGGTTCACGAACTCCATACTACCTTACAGAATGATAGTGATGCGCCGGAAGACTTTAATATGCATCTCAATATATCATGGCAACGGGCTCCAAAACATCTACCGTCATTGCCAGATTGTTTCAATGAATTGTTTACACCATACAATAAGTTTGGTGATGTGCTGTTGGGGTTTCCACAAGTTGGCAAGACTCACATAGAGGCATACGCAGAAGAAGACGAAGAATTAGAAGATGAACACATCGAACCTATTAAGTTTTTAGCCGGAGACATGTTAATAAGATTATCAACTGATATGGATGATAATTGGGTGGATGGATTTCATGCGTGGTTGGTTGAACAGGGATTAGACCCAAATGACCCAGCTGGAAGATATGGGTTTGCGAAACTTGGTCGGGTTGTAGACTGTGATTTGGAATATGTGCGTAACAGTATATCGGGTAAGTATGATGACATAGATAAGATAACTATTACAGACCCACTCGCCGGAGATGAAGAATATCACTACCCATATAGTAGATTTGATGATAATTACAAGGAGAAGTTTTTGGAGTATTTAAATGACTGATACGATATGCGTGTTGCCTTGGGTACATACCGAATTCACTACAGACGGAACATCAAACCCATGTTGTTTGTATCGCGCTGAACCAATGGGAGATTTGAAATCGGAGAATTTCCTAGATGTTTGGAATGGGGAAAACTATACCAATCTAAGAAAAGAATTTCTTGCAGGGGGGAAACCAAAAGGTTGTTCTCAGTGCTGGGAAGGTGAAGAAGCTGGATATCAATCAAAACGATTGCAGGACAATAAACGGTTTGCAAAACAGTTTGATGAAATAACGGAAACTCGGAACTTTATTGCTACCGATACACCAAAGTATCTTGACTTGAAATTTGGTACTCTGTGTAATCTGAAGTGCCGAACATGCGGCAGTATTAATAGTTCAAATTGGCAAACTGATGAGAAGAAGTTATATGGTAGAATTCTAAACAAAAAAGACCCATTGTGGATTGTTAAAAATCCAACGGTGTGGGATGAACTGTTTGAAATTATGCCATTGGTGGAACAAATGGATTTCACAGGTGGTGAACCATTTATGATAGCAGAACACTTTGACTTGTTGCGAAGAGTTGTGGAGTCTGGCCATGCCCATCATGTATCGTTGCATTATAACACAAATGGAACTATTCGCCCATCACAAGAGATATTCGATTTATGGGAACAGTTTAAGTCGTGTGAAATAATGTTTAGTCTCGATGGAATATATGAGAAATTTGAATACATGCGCCACCCAGCAAAATGGGATGAAGTCTGGAACAATTACAACCACTTCAAATCGATAGATTGGATGCATGTACAAGTTTGTCATACGGTAAGTATTTACAATGTTTATTACTTAGAAGAGTTTATAGAAAAGTTTGGCAGAGAAAACATATACCTTAACTTGTTGCATTTCCCTAGGGCCTATTGCGTTAGGAATATGCCAGATAAAGTGAAAGAACGGGTTGCTCAGAGACTTATAAATATCCCTGACATGGAAGACATAATTTCTTTTATGAATCAAGAACCACATTACGATAAATTAGACCTTGGGTTTTTGTCCGTGACTGAAAAACTGGACGAAATAAGAAGTGAAAATTTCAGTGAATGCTTTTCAGAATTTTATAGGATATTGGTAGATGGCGGAATCAACGAAGAACCTTGGGTCGTTAGAGAATACTTTAGACCAGTTAGTCAGTGAGGTTTCTGGCCTCAGAAGTGAACTGGCAGATTTAAAAAGAATCAACACCAGTGTCTTGAATAAACATTTGGTGCGGAAGGGGGCTGAGAGAGAACAACATTATATCTTCTTTGATAAGGTGAGTCAACAGTATGATCTCAACGATTCGATGTCATGGCCTGCGTGTAATGGTTCTGCCCATCCAGCATCAAATGGCGTTTTTGAAAACATCACTAACGTCATTGGTCATTATCAAAACGTAGACTGGCCTTTCAAAGTATGTGATATTTCAACTTTCGCTCCACCCAGCAGACACAAAGAAACCAATAATCTTTACTTCTTAGAGCCCCAGTTTATATTTACTGAGGCTTGGTCAGATTGTCTTGCAACGCTTTCGCCCGATGTAGTGGGATACCTACAAAACAGGCAAATGGCATTAGTACTGTGGTTTCCGCACGAAGGAATGAATTTTTATACTGGATTTAACGCCGTGGGTTGGATGCACCAGTTCCACTTGCAGATGAAGGAACAAAATTTAGAAAATTGCATTGCGTATTTTGTGTTTGGTGACCTTGAGTGCCAACGCAATTATGACGAGTGGTTCAAACACCAAGGTGCCGGACGGACAGATTTCCGATTTGAAAGGGTAATTTCTTATGACTATTTTCACAGGGAGTATTGGACTGAGTACGCAGAAAGAACTGGAATCTTTATAAACAGAACCCACAATATAGATTACATGTCGGCCGAAGCTTATGGTAACTCTGAACTTATCGGTGCATTTAATGACTCTGTGTGTATTCCATACGAACACTTTGACCCACAGTTGTTAATACAATCGCCAAACCCTTCAATTCAGAAGTCATATGAAGGATGCCAAACAGATGAGGTTCTCGCGGGAGTTCCACATGGCCACGAAAAGACAAAAGACTTGGTGTGTTTGAATGCACGACCAAGGTCACATAGACCGGCCCTTGTTTCTGAATTGCATAGGTTGGGATATAACAATGATAATTCTTATGTGAGTTACCTTAATAGAACTGATATATCACCTACCCTCGACACTTCAGAACATCCAGTAGAGAATCCTTGGAAAGAAATGATGTACAATGGAAGTGATATAACACAATTCACTGCCAGAAATAATGGATCCTTTGTTTGTTTTCTATCACACGATGTTCAAATTGAATATGTGTATAAATTCTGGTTGAATAGAGACACTGTTATTGCAGACGCATCGACTGCACAGGTTACCCAAGATGACAGGTTAATGACTACGAGTATGTACAAGGATTCGTTTTTCAGTCTTGTGTCAGAAACACTTTTCAGCGATGACCCACATTCGTTGTTCATCACAGAGAAAACATATAAATGTATTGCTTACAGACACCCATTCATGGTTGTTGGTAGTGTGGGTACACTGCGATACCTTAGACATCTTGGTTATGAAACCTTCCCAGAAATGTTTGATGAAAGTTATGATAATGAACGTGACCCCAAGAAACGGTTTGCTATCATTGTTAGCAACCTAGAACAATGGCATCAATTAACGCACGAAGAAAAGGTCGAGAAGTACAATAGTGTTAGACCTAAACTGTTACGCAACTTTCAACTATTTAAAAACTCGATTGGGACATTTGAACGGGATACGGTAAACGTGTTGGGTCAGTTGTCCTCTCACGGTGTTGAGATTCATTAGGTGTCTAGGTATTGGTCTAAGGGGGCAGATATAAAAAGTGGTAGCGTTCATATCACGGAATTTGAACGTGTGTTTGTTAAAGAATTACAACTACAAATGCCAAGTGATTGCGTTTTGGTAAATTCTACATGGTTTTCTCTCCCAGAAAATGTAGAAGATATGAAACGATGGTTAAGTCCCATGATAGATACAGATGGGCCTTTTCATCCAAAAGTGTTATTGTACTCTGGCATGGATTGGGAAAATGAGACATGCGTGGATACAGCGAGACAGGCGCATCTGTGGTTGCGAAAACACTTTCAAGTAATTGACATTGGTAATACTGGTAAAGGTCATTATTTTAGTTTCTGGATGTCTTTTATTCACAAACACCTTGACACCTTCTTTGATCCGTGTTATACTGAGATACCACGGATCAGGAAATACTTCATGTGTTTGAATCACCAACCGCATGCTCACCGCATCCAATTGCTTAATCTATTTCACCGAATCGGTTGGTTTAGGAAGGCCATTATTTCTGCTGTGATACCACACGAGGAATATGATTTTCCAAATCCTGTCATCCTCAAGGAAAACAGAGACCCCCGTATCATGGAGAAAGCCATGCCTTGGGAGATTGTCAACGAGAACCACCTAGCGAATGATATCATTTCTCTTGGTGATCCTATTTACTGGAACTCTCATTTTTGTACCGTTATCACGGAGAGTGTTTTGCACAGTGATGTGTTTTTGAGTGAAAAGACTTTTAAACCAATGATAGGATTGAGACCGTTTATTATTTATGGTGATGTTGGGATAAATGCGAAACTCAAGGAACTTGGGTTCGATACGTTTGAAGACTTATTCCCGTTATCGCATAGAACAGACTTCAACATCCCTAGTGACCGCCACATGTTCATTAAAGATGACCTCCTAAATCTAATGAATAAATATACCATTGAAGATTTAGAGGAGTTGTATCATAGTTTGGAAGACAGGTTAATGCATAACAGAAAACGAGTTCTTGAGGTTATAAATGAGAACTACACAGCAATCACGGAGATTAGTAAATTATGACAAAAATTGGTTTTATTGGGTTTGGAAAACTGGGCAAACCTTGCGCTGAGGTCATTGCAAAAAAAGGTTTCTCGGTTGATGTTTATGACACATCAGATGTTACTAGTCAGTGGTGTACTGTCACCGATTCAATTGAAGCGTGTGTCAAAGATAAGACATTTGTTTTTGTGGCAGTACCTACTCCGCATGACCCAGCTTACGATGGTTCAACGCCAACAAATCATTTGCCGCCTAAAGATTTTAATTATGATACCGTAAAAGAAGTTGTTGCAGAAGCAAACGCGCATATGTACGACTACCAGACGTTGGTTCTCATTAGTACCGTATTGCCTGGCACTGTTAGACGAGAGGTAGTTCCTCTTATTACAAATACCAAGTTTATTTACAACCCATACTTGATTGCTATGGGAACTGTTGCGTGGGATATGGTAAATCCAGAAATGGTAATGATAGGCACAGAAGATGGGCTAGAGTCACCAGAATCACACGAACTCATGTACTTCTATAATCAGATTATGGAAAATGAACCCAGATATGAAGTGGGTACTTGGGATGAGTGTGAGTGTATTAAGGTGTTCTATAATACATTCATTAGTGCCAAGATTGGTCTTGTAAATATGATACAGGATGTTGCAGAAAGACAGGGTAACATTAATGTTGATGTTGTTGCCAATGCCTTGCGAGATAGTGGTCAAAGAATCATGGGCCCAAGTTATATGAAGCCTGGAATGGGTGATGGTGGTGCTTGTCACCCGCGAGATAATATCGCACTTAGGCACATGGCGCAAGAATTGAATTTGGGGTATGACCTATTTGCTGAAATAATGAAAGCCAGAGATATACAAGCACAGAATATGGCCAACGCGATTACCAAACATGGAAATAGAATTGCCTTTACTTCAGACTCATATAAACCAGATGTACCATACACAAATGGTAGTTATAGTTTATTAGTACAGTTTTATGTATCATCGCAGAGGAAACATTGGGTGGTTACTATGAACGATAGTCCAGATGTTATAGTAAAGGTACACGCAACCGATATCATACCAGAGGATTTCGCAGGAATCATATTTGACCCTTGGAGAACCGAATCTGGTGAAAATGTAATTCGATACGGAGACACTAGAAATGGATAAAGAACAGAAATCTTGGCATCAAAAAAACATCGATGAACAGAAAGATATTGCCTCTAAAAGAGAAGCCGTAGAGAAAGCAAAGAAGGAGAAGGAACTAGACCGCAAATTGAAAAAGATGCGAGAACGAGACCCCTTTATTTATGACTAGATTAGTTGGATATGGATGTTCTAATACTGCCGGTGATGAGTTAACAGACCACTTGATTCTTAAAACAACTGCACAAAAACTGGATATGGTCAAGAGAGAAATCGGGGGTGATAGGAACCTCGAGCGTTTGTTTCTGCATCAGTCGCAGCCAGGCGGCAGCGTCCAGACGGTATGGGAATACCTGTACCACCACTTTGGGTTTCAATATGACCCCCGTTTAGACGGAATGGGTATCACTGACCCATACGCCTGGCAGTCAGTTGATACCGCTGATGATTGGGCATCTAAGTTCCCAATGCAAGTGGAACCCTATAGTCGTTCTTTGACTTGGGTTAGACATTTAGCTGAACATGGCGGATACACCCAATATATGAACAGGGGTCAAGGTGGCGGTTCGGTGGAAATGTGTCTTTATTATTTACAAACAGACCTAATGAGTGGAGCGGTGAATCCGGCAGAAGACAAGATTGTCGTGCAAGTACCACACCCATACAGGTGGTTGGGTATGGACTTTGATGGAGACACATACACCATCCGCCCCGATGACTTAATGTATAAGACTCCGCTTGACCCCAAACAACCAGACGAATTGAACTTCTATACGGTAAGTTATAGATACTGCACTGCACTCAAACATCTGAAAATGTTGGGTGCCGAGTTATTCTTTATACATCAATCACCACAAGCACTAAGAAGGGATGTGCTAGAAGACAATCCGGTTGGGTTGAGCAGTGGCCCATACTCCGGCAGTTTGCCATATCGTTTGGTACAACATCAATGGGAGTGGGTATTTGATAATGCGGTTGATTATAATAAGGATCTGCCAACCGCAGATATCAGTGGCAACTCAGCACGAGGCGCTGAGGGAAGCGTACATGGATTTGATCATTATATTGCCGAGTTGCAGAAAGAAATTGGGATGAGTTTATCACAGATGCCTCAGCTGAGGGCGGTATAGTGAACCACTTTGTTATTGATGCTAAACTGACAGAAGACCAAAAGGAAACATTGGGGCATCTCGCTAAGAAACACGAACAAGAGTTTCATTTACACAAGGATAAAACGGGTATAGACTACACCCACTTAGATATTATGATACTCAATGATAACCCTGTTGCCGACAAAGTGGCAGAACAGTTTAGTGTCAAACCGAATAGGGTTAGTCTGATGAGGGTAGCTCCCAATGCTACAATAGTACCTCATGTAGATGGAAAAGATTATCAACGACTGTCTGCTATCGTGTTCCCTATTTTACCTGTCATGGAAGACTTCACTCCAACGTCTTTCTACCATGCTGGTAATGGGAATAAAAAATATTCACATTCATCTGAGTGTTATGCTTTTGATACCCAACAAATGCATGGCGTTGAAAATAATGATAACTATAGACTCTCGCTCCAACTTTGGTACGATATGTCACTGACTGAATTGAAGAAGATGATTATATGATACAATGGGGAATTAGTGCTGGTACACACGATGCGTCTATATCAGTAATACAAAATAACAAAATACTCTTTGCTTCTCACAGTGAGAGGTTTAGTGGTATAAAGAATGATGCCTTTCTTAACCCATCAATAGTAGATTATGCTTTACAATACGGCGAACCCGCCGAAATATGTTGGTACGAGAACCCATACTTGAAGGCCGCGAGAAAAATATATGCCGGTCAGAAACGAGTATGGTTTAATCCCAGAGAATACCTCAAGAAGTTTGGTTTGACTGCGCCTGTAGTTTATGCCACCCACCACCAATCACACGCCGCTGGCGGTTACTACACCTCGCCGTTTCCCTCTGCGGCGACTCTAGTGATGGATGCCATAGGTGAGTTCACTACATCTTCTATATGGGGTGATGGGTTGAAAAAACTATGGAGTTCTTCATACCCACGTTCCGTTGGATTGTTCTATTCTGCAATGACCGCGAGGATTGGTCTCAAACCAAACGAAGACGAATATATTCTTATGGGTATGTCTGCTTATGGTGACCCTTGGAGATTCTTTGATTCAATCAAGGCCGAGATATGTGATGCCAAGTCTTTGCATCGTGGATGTATGTGGTGGAACCCAGACTTAAAGGAAGAAGATTATTTTGATGTCGCTGCAGCCACTCAGATGATATATGAACTGATATTTAGAAAGATGCTTGAAGAGACACAGAAGTTAACTCGAAACTCCAATTTAGTTTTTTCTGGTGGATGTGCTTTGAATTGTTTGGCTAACCGACACATACGCCAGTATTTTGACAACCATTGGATTATGCCTAATCCCGGCGATGCTGGGTCTAGTATTGGTGCAGTAGCTGCTCGCAACAAAACTCGGATAGAGTGGGATACGCCTTATCTTGGATATGATATAAAAGGGGCATATCCAATCGATGATATGTTACGGGAATTGAAAGACAACAAGATAGTCGGTGTTGCGAATGGCAAAGCTGAGTTTGGCCCAAGGTCGTTGGGTAATCGTAGTCTTCTTGCAGACCCCCGTGGGCAGGAGATGAAAGTTCTTGTTAACAAGATAAAGAAGAGACAGGAGTTCAGACCATTTGCGCCAGTGATACTACAGGAAGATGTGCATAAATATTTCAAAGTTAACAGGAGATTTAAATCACCATACATGCAAGAAATAGTTGAATGCAGGAACCCAGAATTATTTCCTGCTATCGTACACAAGGATGGTACTAGTAGGATACAGACGGTAAACTCAGAACAACACAGTGGATTGGCACAACTTTTGAGAAGGTGGAAGGCGGAAGGTAATCACCCAATCCTCTTGAACACGAGTCTAAATATTAAAGGACAACCAATGGTTAATACTGAGGTTGATGGGAAAGAATTTACAGAAAAGTATGGAGTTAAAGTGTGCGTAGGATAAAATATCATGGAGGTGAACAGATTGAGGTAGATGCTTTGCATTTTTATGGGTGTTCATATGTTGCAGGGCAAGAGTTATTGGACAGTGAAATACCAGACCCAATGCAGATTAGTGATAAGGAGATGGCACTTCAGCCGGGCGAGAAACAGGCCGACTATTATAGGAGAAGACTTCAACGAGAGTTGCAATGGATTAAAAAAATTAAGTTGGAAAAACAACAGGCATGGCCTGCTCATATGTGTGAGGTATTGAAGGTGATGTGTTTTAATCATGCATCACACGGTTCTTCAATGACGCAGATGAAGGCGAATATTGTACAACATATTATGGAAGACAAGTATGACAAGGAAACGGAAGCTATAGTTGTTGGGTTGACTGCCATCGACAGAGAAATGGTTTGGGCTTCCGAAGAGAACCAAGTAAATGGATCGGGTAGGATTGGTATGGCTAGGAGTATGGTAGTAGCTCTAAATTATGAGAGGGCAGGTTATCAAGACTTTTCTAGAACCTACATTCAGTTGAAGACGGACTTTCACAATCTTTGGAATTATATGCATGAACTTTGGAATATAATTAATATATGCGAAATGAATGGAGTGAGGGTTTACTTTGTGCCTATGTTGTATCCATTCAACCTAACGTGGTATTCAAAATCATATGATATAGATATAATCAACCCAGAATACCATGAACAGCTGCAATTCCTAGAATCAAAAATAGATAAGTATGTCTTAGAAGGGATGAAAGTTGACCCTCTAGGGGCCAACATAATATCGCAATTGCCAAGGGGCCACCCATGCGCCGAAAGTCACAAAAGATATGGCGTTAAGGTCGGTAACAAGTTAGCACTATGACCAATAATATAATTAAGTTCCCCACGAAACTAAAGTGGGAACCAACTGGATATAGAATAAACCTATACACGGAAGAGGATATCTACATAGTTCTTTTATGTCTTAACATATCCGATGATCTAGATGACCCCAAGAAATGGGTTAGGAAAGATCTACGCACTCTAGAACCAGAATTCGTCATAGGCAAAATGGACGAATGTTTGGACAACCAAGTATTATCCGAAAAAATCAAAAAAACCATTCGTAGAATCATGTCCTCAGCCGAGGTCGTGCCTTTGTCTGCGCTTTACAACTAGGGAGAGTCTATGTAATCACACTCTTTGTGATGGAGTATTTTTTCAACCAACCATCTAGAGGAACACCACACATGGCAAGACGCAAAACAAACCCCAACCTTACCGTAATTGAGAATTATAATTCCGATGCCCAAACGGTAAAACAAAAATCAACACTAAAAATGCGGGTTGATGATTTAGTCACAATTGATGCACTCACTGAAACACAAGGACTGTTTTTATCTGAGTATACACGAGATGCCAAGGCGATGTTATTACATGGATGCGCTGGAACAGGTAAGACATATATTGCACTGTACAGAGCTTTAGAAGAAGTTTTAACGCGAGGAAATCCATACAAGAAAGTAGTTATAATCCGTTCTGCGGTTCCGTCCAGAGAGATAGGACACCTGCCAGGCGATGAAACGGAAAAGACGGCAGTCTACATGCAACCTTATATCGACATGTGTGCCGACTTATTCCCCACCAAACAACAAGCATTCCAGAGATTAATCGAACAAAAACATATTGATTGGATGATAACCTCTTTTGTCAGGGGTATTACATTGGACAATGCAGTAATCATTGTCGATGAATGCCAGAATATGAATGATATGGAGATTAACTCAATTATCACCCGCGTAGGCCACAACAGTAAAATCATATTTTGCGGTGATTTTCGACAGACTGACCTATACAAACGAGGCGATATGAGTGGATTGCAGAAATTCATGATAATTGCTGATAATATGCCCTCTTTTCGGACATTTGAGTTCGGGACAGATGATATCGTGAGATCTGACCTAGTAAAAGAGTATCTGATTGCATTAATTAAATACGAGGAGGAATATGGGACATAAAAGGCGAAAAAAGACTTGACAACTGCCTGAATAGCTGTTATAATGGGTACATAAATTAGAGAAAGAGAGATTATGTTTACCCATATTACTGAAAAGCACACCTTCCCCCGTCTGATACGGGAGACCCATGACGGGAAAAGGTGTTATATGACGGACTCCGGTGATAGATACCCTTCTATCACCACCGTTTTAGGCCATAAGACTGCGCCCTCTATACAGAAGTGGCGCAAATATGTCGGAGAAGAAGAGGCGGATAAGATATCCCGCCAGGCTTCAGTTCGCGGCACAAAAATTCATGCTCTGTGCGAGGATTATGTCCTCAATCAAAGAACCGAAGTCACCCAACGAAATAGAATGTCTATTGTAGAACTCCAAATGTTTAAGGACATGAAGACCTACATCGACAGGGTTGACAATATCCATTGCGTGGAACAATTCCTATACAGTGACCATCTACGGTTGGCTGGACAGGCAGACCTTATCGCTGAATTTGATGGTAAACTATCCATCATTGACTTTAAGACATCTGGTAAGATAAAAAAGAAATCTTATATCAAGAGTTACTTTGCTCAGTGTGCTGGTTATGCCATCATGTTTGAGGAAAGAACAGGCATTCCTATTGACCAATCAGTGATTATCATTGGGGTTGCTAATGAAGACCCACAATTGTTCGTAGAAAAACGTGATAACTATACAGACTATTTGTTAGAATGTAGAGATTATTATGAAGAAACTGCTTGACATTTGCTTGGATATGAGGTATTATACCTTATAAATAACTAACACTCGATGAAACAAGTCGAACGGTCATCAAGACGGGAGTGCGAATCTCCCCGCCTCCACCATAAGGGCATTTGTAAGTCACAATGGTGTCCTTATGATGGGGGCGAATAGGTATCGATTGGGGCTAATTAGGTGCGTGGAGAGTTCGGTGAGGAAGCTACCGTGAACGCAACAAAACTATAAATGCAGAAGATAACTTTGCACATGAGAATTACGCTTTAGCGGCGTAGTCGCTCGGGGTTCTTGAGACAGTTCCTAGCAACAGAATACTGTTTCTTTTTATCTCCCTAAGAGAAGGATAAAAAATGAATCTGTTTTTAAGTAACATAGTACTTGCATCACTTTCATTATGGCCTGTTACTGCAACACAGACAAGTGTTGAAGAGGTAGTTCAACAAGAGATTACTTTAAGTCCCGAAACAGAAATTGTTTTAGACAAGAAGGAAATCAATTGTCTTGCAGTTAACATGTATCACGAGGCTAGAGGAGAAAGTACTGAGGGACAACTCGCAGTGGCTTTCGTGACTCTCAACCGAATGGAGAGTAAATCTTATCCCGATTCGGTTTGCGGAGTTGTTTATCAAGGTAGACACAAACCTTCTTGGAAGGATGAGGCAATACTGGTTCCTATAAGATGGAGGTGTCAGTTCAGTTGGTACTGTGATGGCAAACCAGACATTGTACGCGACACAGATTTGTTTAATGAAATGGTGCATTTGTCAATTGATGTTTGGCGGGGAAGACACGAAGATATGACAGGCGGAAGTTTGTTCTATCATGCTGATTATGTACAACCATCATGGGCAAAAAGTATGGTAATGGTAACACAAATAGATAGACACATGTTTTATAGAATGGCAAACTAAAATGGATGAAGCTCATAACTTTATAGTTACAGGTGGATGCGGATTTATCGGTTCGCATTTGGTAGAGGCATTGGTCTTACACGGACAGAATGTTTTAGTAATCGATGATATGCGTAAAGGTGATTACAAGATAGACTACAAGAATGTAGAGTATCTCCACCAAGATGTTGCCACTGCAATCCCGATAGGAAAATACGATGCAGTATTTCATTTAGCTGCAACACCCAGAATTCGTTATTCTCAAACAGACCCCTTTGGTACAATTACAAATAACATTAATTCAACTATGGTAGTTGCCGAGTATGCGAGAAGAGAAGGAATCCCCTTGTTTTTCGCTGCCTCTTCTAGTACCCAGTTTGTTCACCACCAATCAAACCCATACACGTTCTCCAAGACTGTCAGTGAGGAAATCTTACAACTATACCATGAACAATATGGTCTTGATTATCACATGATGTTTTTCTATAATGTGTATGGGCCAAGAGAGGCTGACTACGGTGAGTACAGTACCGTTGTTCGGGCATTTAAGAAATGCGTGGAAACCGGAAAACCGCTCAGGGTATTTGGTAGTGGTAATAAAACACGCGACTTCACACATATCCATGATGTTGTAGATGGTATGATAAAACTGTTGACCACAAAGAACAAACCAAGAGAAGTCCATTTTGGTTCTGGAAACCCTCACAGTATACTGGAGATTGCAAACGCATTTAACCACTCCAAGATACACGAGTTTGATAAGCCAGGCGAGGCAGAGGCGACAGAGTGTTTGAGTCCTTATATCGAATCTCAGTATGACGTTATTCGATATATTGAGAATTGGAAGAATGATTTTGATGAAGAAAAGATTTTAAGAAATATAGATAACGAATTTAATAATGTGGATGAGAAGTATGCCAAAATTGATAGTAGACAATGATATGCAAAAGACCGAAACAGTAAGTGACCAATTCCTTATTACTAAGGAGTTTAAGAGTTCCTCCGATTTTTCCCAACATATAGAAAAGAAAGCCGTCAGTGGTGGAAACTATATTGATGTTCTCGTAGAGTATTGTACGAAGAATGGAATAGAAATCGAGAGTGTTAAGAAACTCCTTACTGCCTCCCTGAAAGAAAAAATCAAAGCAGAAGCAATAGACCTCAATTTGGTCAAAGGTGAGAAGTCCTGTAAGTTGCCACTGTGATGGAACCCTTTGAAGTTTACAAACTGTACCTTGCTATTAAACTTCACTTCACTACCAAGTCGTATGATGTAGTAAAGTACAAGGGGAAAGTCAGAGTCAAACAAGAAACCTTTCAGAAACGCAAAGACATGGTTTCCATAAAGAAGTTGGCTAGGGATTATAAACGCGAAGAGATTATTGATTTCTTAGTGGCTAATTTTGTCTCTGGTGAAAGATGGGGTGGAATGTTCGATGTAGGGGCATCCAAACGATACGAAGATTGGAAGATAAAAAAGACACAACGGGAATATCTTTTCAAGGGAGATGTTTCAAAGATACTACTGGAGATGGAGATACAGAAAGTTTCGCCTTTTTATGAAATAAATGGAAAACAGGGCTTGACTTTTCGTCTGTACTATGGTAGAATGATCAACATTGAGACTCTTGTTATATTAGATAAGATTTTCAATTTTGTAGGGGAGACTGACGATATTTTATTAGAAGATGTTGTACTACTAGTGAAGAAGTATCGTCCGTTTCTAAGAGTGACTGACACTATGCGTGAAGTCGCAAAACAGCTTGCTCAACCTGTATAAATAGGAGTGTACATTATGATGAGTGAGTCAAATATTTCCAACGATAGAGATAGACGTATTAGGAGAGTTCCTAGTGATAATAAAACTAGACTTGACAAATACAAACATCTTATCTATGATGAGGAGGTATATGAGTCTGATGAATTCATGGATGATTTAGACAAAAAAAGTAAAATACAACGCAAACAGAAACCAAACTAACGGGGATGCTCCCCAACACAATGCATACTACGGAGAACAAATAATATGTCATTTAATTCAATAGAAGATCTACGCAAGTCGCGTGGCAACATGGACACTCTCATGTCTCAAGTCGAGAAGATGTCTGCTACCAATACTCAGTCGAAAGACGATGGTAACGAATGGAAACCAACGGTTGACCAAGCTGGCAATGGGTACGCTGTAATCCGATTCCTGCCTCCAGCAAAAGGTGAAGAAATTTACTGGGCAAGACTCTGGACACATGGATTCCAAGGGCCAACGGGTAAGTGGTATATCGAAAACTCTCTTACAACACTACAACAACAAGACCCTGTTTCTGAATTGAACAGTGAATTGTGGAATAGTGGTGTTGAGTCTAATAAGGATGTTGCTCGTAAACAAAAACGCCGACAGTCTTTCTATTCCAACATTGTTGTTGTGAAAGATCCTTCCAACCCTGCGAACGAAGGTAATGTTTATCTTTATCGTTATGGTAAGAAAATCTTTGATAAGATTCAAGACTTATTGAAACCCGAATTTGAAGACGAGACTCCAGTAAATCCTTTTGATTTCTGGGAAGGTCGTAACTTTAAACTGAAGATTCGCCAAGTTGAAGGATTCCGAAACTATGACAAGTCAGAGTTCGAGCAAAACGCATCGCCAGTCGCTGCTGATGATGCGATAGAAGCATTGTGGGCAAATCAAAACTCTCTCCAAGAGATTGTTGACCCTGCCAACTTCAAGTCTTATGATGAACTCAAGACTAAGTTGAACATGGTTCTTCATGGTGCAAGTCGCGTCCCACCCACTATTGCCTCTCAAACAGGTGATATTGAGGATGACATATTTGCACAGAAGACAGTCATGCCGACTGCTGAAACATCTGTAGTATCGAATGTTTTAGATAGTGGTAAGACTGATGATGATGATGCAATGTCCTACTTTGCGAAACTCGCTGACGATAGTTAATATCTAGTGGTGTAATGCTATTGGGGGGCGTCCATAAATATAGGGCGTCCCCTTTTTTATGTGGTAAATTATGGATGTAATTATATTCGGCGGCCAGTTAGAAGACATCGCTGGGTCAATAGATAAGAAATTCGATTCTAAGAACATATCAATTAGACGGTCTTCTGGCGGGCATAAGATTGCCACGTTTCTGCGGCAGAATGGATATGAAGTCGATGTAGTAGATTATGTCCACCGATGGACAATAGAACAACTCAAAGAGTATCTTGAACCAAGGGCAAAGACATGTAAGTTTTTTGGTTTTGGTTCAACATTCTTTTTAGACAGCCCCATTGTTATGGAACTGATTGCGTGGTTGAAAAAAGAATACCCACACATACCACTCGTAGCTGGCAGTCAAAATGATAGTATGCGTAGTCTCAATGTAGATTGGTATATCTATGGTTACGGCGAATATGCCATATTGGAATTGTTGAAACACTTTGAGGGTGGGCCAGAACCTACTCACATACTCAATACAATAAATGCATACACCAAGTACAAGTCTTATCCCAAAGATGATTTAACAGTAACTTACCAAGAGAATGATTTCATACAACCCAGAGAAATAACTTTGATAGAGTTTGCTCGTGGATGTAAGTTCAAATGTAAGTTTTGTAGTTTTCCTATTCTGGGGGTGAAGGGTGATTACTCAAGAACCGCGCAGAGTGTTTATGATGAGATGTCAGAGAACTATGACAAGTGGGGTACTGAACATTATATTGTGTTGGACGAAACCTTCAATGATAGCAGCGAGAAGATTCAGAAGTTTGCTGATGTCATAGAGAAACTTCCCTTCCAACCAAAGATGACTGCCTATATCAGAGGAGATTTGATTGCCTCTAAACCAAGGGATTGGGACAACCTAATACGAATG